TTAATTGTAAAAGAAGAAGTAATCGCATCTCCAATATTAGAAGAGTCAACAGTTATTTCAATATAAAATCTATCTCTTGCATTTATATCAGCATTAAGAGGTAGGACTTGAGACGCCACAACAGTAGCTGTAGCAGGAGAAGTTGAAGACAATACTGTAGAAAGCGCCGTTGATGGTTTCCCAAATTCTACTGGCTTTTCATATATATTTCTTACCCCATCGTACGGAACCCGCCATAATTGAGTAGATATATTTAATCTAAGACCACCAGCTGGAGGTAATACAGTTCCAGTTATCGGATTAGTTCCGCCAGCCAAAAACACAATCGTATTGTCAATATCAAACTTATAGTCAATATTTATTTTATTTACAGTATAATCTTGGTATCCAGCCTCATAATAACCAGAAACTCTGAATGAAGAACCAGATGAAGCCGAAATTAAATCTGCGCCAATAATAGATGCTGTATCTTGATTTAACCCAAATGAAGTCCAAGTAGGGCTAAACTTAGATGTACTAACTGCGGAAGTTGTTAATACTCCTTCAATTGTCTCTGTGGTCATAGCACAGATAACTTCTGTAACTCTATCTTCTACGATATAATCTTCAGATGGATGTGGTTTCTCTACGTTATATAGGAAAGGTGCGTTCTTGTACACAGGAATCTCTATTTTAGAGAAAACCATATCTCCAATAATTTTATTCGAGTTTAATGTACCAGAGCCAGTAAATGTGGTTCCAGTCCAAGTATCGTCGATTGGAATTAAGTTACCTGATTCATAAAACAATAATGATTCATCTTCCTGCTGAACAGTAGGAGAGTAGATTTCAAAATAGTTGTTTAATGGAACAGGAATCTCTGGATTAGTCATCTCCCCTCCAGAATACTCGCAGTAAACTAAATTATTATTTTGCTGAGCAATTTTCAAATCTAGTAATCCAGCTGGAGTGTTAATTGTAATTCTATCCCCTATTTGGTAGGTGTAGATATTTCCAGCAGAAAACATACCCATTAAATCGACCACAAAATACTTAAGGTCCTTCAATTGGTTTTTAGTAATAGACTGACTTAGCGTTTTTATTGTTGTAACCTCTAACGTAGTAGGGTTAGTCTCTGTTGCGCTAAGTTCAAAGAATATGTTACTAGCATATCCTTCGTAAACATAAGACTTGGAGATATTCTTAGTAAAACACAGCTGAATATACTTAGCCCAAGCTGGACGCTCGTATGTTCCAGAAGTAGGCGTTACCGTAATATTCTTGATTAACGGGTAAGCAAACTTGCCAGTAGAAAACTTATGAATAGTATTTGGCTCAACTCCGCGAGTCTTTAAAGCGGAATCGTAATATGCAATACCTACAGCATAAGTAGAGTTATTTGCAAATGGCTTAACGTAACCAGTTCCATTAGAAGATAGCTCTGAAGATGTAGCCGTAACAGTGGTTCCTCCAAGATATGTCTTGTAGTCTCCAGATGCTAAAGCTGTTTCTGTAGCAGAAGTAATTGTTATTGCAGTATTCTTTGCCTCGATAGAATAGTCGTCTTGGATATTAGCTACGAAAACTCTGTTCTTTGCAATCTCAATATGCTTAGCATTTTGAGGTACAGCATCAAACGGTTTAGTCGAGCTAACTGTGTCAAGCGCTTCATAAATATCTCCAGCCCAATCAAAGCTAGTATTAGTAACAACGCTAGTGGTGTCAATTCTTCGCCATACGCCATTATTTCCGATTCGGACATATAATTCTATGTTTTCAGAAAAAGTCGGCTTAGAAGCGAAGTTGTAAGATATAGTGTACTTAGAAACTCCCTTCTCTCCTTTGTACATTTGAGAGAAATTACTTAGTGCAGAATACTCTTTTGAATCGTACTGATAACGAGCTGCAAACTGAAAGTCATTTGACTCTAGGAAATTAACAGCTGTACCAGTAAGAGACTTCTGAATAGTGTATGCGTTAATAGGAGGACGCTTTTGTAATTTTAATGCGTCAAGCGTATATGTTGTATTCTGTATTCTATCTAAAAAGAATGAAAGAAGAGTTCCTTCTTCGGCGTAGTTCCAAATAATAGTGTTGCCAATTACCTTAATATCTGGCACAAAAGAATCAGATATACCGCCGTGCGCATAATCTAACACTTTGGAGTACGAGCCTAATGTTGCTGATATTTTGTAGATAGCAGCATTAACACTATCAACACGAGTAAGTACATAAATAATTCCATCGTTATTCTGAAAAGTTGCCTTTATAGTACCCGCAATAGTTATTCCTGTATTAGAGAACGCTTCATACATTCTCATCGCAGTTGCACCACCGCCTGCACCAGTGTCAAAAACCAAGTTCAACGCGTCAACGTAATCTCCCTCTTGTAAATTATTTGGGTCTACGTCTTTATTCAAACCTCCTGATGCTCTGAGAGTTACCTTCGCCATTTGTTAAATGTTAAAATGAGCTTTGTTAAATATTAGTTTTTTACGCTTCCGTGAATACCGCGTCTTAATGCGCCAATAATCTCCGCGTAATCCATAGAGTTTGTTCTAGCTCTAAATACCCTATGAGCATTTTCGTAATCTTGCTTTGCAATCTGATATAAACCAATCTTAACGCCTTGTGCTTTAGCTGCCATCATATAGATGTACTTTGTTATTACATCAACAGCATAAGGAGTGACAGCATTTGCTGAAGATTTAGAGACAGCTGTCGATATATAAGTAAGAGTAATCTTACTAAGCTCAGTAGTATTGCTGAATACAAGCTCATTGTTAATCTTATCTATATCAAATGTTAATGTTGCTCTTCTTTCTCTTCCGTAAAGTCTTCCAGATAATTCTCCGTGCTGATTTACAGTTTTACCTCCGATTAATAAGTTTAAGTCGAGGTCGTTATATCTCTCTTCCGAGATGTACGGAATCTTGTTGCCAGATTGGTCGTAGTTATATCGCTTATTCAAGTTTCTCTCTCGCTCAAGCGGCAGCAATCTTTCTCCGCTTTTTACCGAAACATCAATGTAGTCGACAAAATCGCTAGGTAGTATTGCTCTGTTATATGAAGTAATATCAAGCTCTACCATCTTTACATTGCCCAAGTCGAAGTCCATAGATAACTCGTCTACGATTCGCAGTGCGTGATGCAAGTATCTTGTGTAGAAATGCAAAGGAAGGTTATTATCTAATAACGCATCCCTAACAATCATATTTATAGATTTAGTCTTCATATTACTATTGTTGTTTAACAGCTAGTTCAGCTTGAGATACTCTTCCGCTACTAATAGTCTGCAATACATCATCTATTACAGCTGATTCTACCTCTGGGGAGATAGGCAACATTTCTGTATCTGTTATTGTATCAAAATCAGCCACAAGCAAGTTTACCAAAACAGACGATACGGACCCATTTGCTGAAAGCGTAATGTCTTTTGTAAAGTAAATCTTCTTCCCTTGTAGATAGTATCCAACTTGACCTTCTAGCGCACTTACGTTTGTGCCACTTGCCACTGTACCAAAAACAAGAACATCTTGAGATGGGATAGGTAAGTATGGGTTAAGTGGCGCGTTTGTCGCGGAAATACTCCATATACCCATATCCATTGGCAATGTAATAGGTATAGCTGGAAGTGCAATATACGCTCTTTCGTTGCCGTTTTCTGAAACAGTTGAGCAAGTGTATTGAATTAAATTATGCTTAGGTACGTCGTACTCTCCAACCTTGAATGATTCAGCAACCTGAAGCTTCAGTACCTTGTTTAAAGATTGGCGAACAAATAAGATTACCTCTCTAATATCAATAACATCAGATGGGTTGTCCTTGTCTAAGAATCTTGCGTACAAACGTTGTACCTGTTCTGCAATTCTGTATTTAGTAGTCATTATCGTTCGTCATTTTTTTGGTTGCTATCCTTTAGGGCTTCAGCACCAAGTAGAACTTGATTGTCAAGAGATATTCCTAAGTACATTAATGCTCTTGCTAATATATCTCCGTAATAGCGAGCATCCCAATCTAAATCAACCGAACCACTCGGATTGTATGTAAAACCACCGTAATTATCAGGAGTATAGTTATATACAGCTGTTACTGGTAATTTAAAGTAAACTAGCGTATAAACGTGTGTTATACCAGATGAGGCTGGAACTGGAGAGAACTGAATCTTCTTTGTCCCATCTGTATCTAAGAATATCGTAGCCGCAGGGAACGATGTAGTAGGCGCCAGTATAGATGAGTTTTGAATTTCTAAAAATTCATCCCAGTTATATAATGTTCCTTCAATTGGAGTTCCACCAGTAACAGTCAAATATATTGTAAGCCCTTCTACATAATCAGCTGGAAGAGTTTGGGTTCCAGTAGTAGAAGTGACGCTAAATGTAGCCTTTTTAACCAATAGGTGGTCAAATTCGAACTTTTTTGTTCTACTGTATTTAGATAATATAGCGCTCATCCAGTCAACAGATGCCCTGTTAACTGCTCTATCAATATCTTTAGGGCTAACGAATCCGCCTTTATTCTTCTTGATTAAGCCTCTAATAAAGTCGTGAACATCTTGTATCGCAATCGCCATTTCAGAGTGTATTTAATTTGCCCAAAGATAGAAAAAATTATTCACATATAAATAAAACAAGCCCCTAGCTATTTCTAACTAGAGGCTACAACCATAAACACTAAACAAAATGAAA